CTGCCCACACGCCGCGAACAATCCTTGCTGTATGCCAACCTCAAAGAAGAGTTTCAAGAGCGCTATTACTGGTCTGGTGAGCAGCACGCCTCTAACTCTGATTGTGCCTGGTGTCAGTATTTCCGCCACGGCTGCCAGGACAACTACCGCAAGCACTCCACGTTTAGAGCCCGTGCCGTTCGCAGAGTAGTTATTGAGTAATTCATTTAATGGCTGAAAGGCCATGACGCACAATGTATGAATTCAGCGGATCGCACCTTTGCGAGCCCGCTCGAACGTAGGGTTAGGCATTTTTCAACGAAGTAAAAAAGGAAATATATGCACCATAAACGAGGCAAGCCAAAAAATCAACGCGCCGGATGCTTGATGTGCAAACCGCACAAAATGAACGGGGCTGGCGGGTTGAAATTGGATGTGCATAAAGTTGGCTTTGGAAAGATTCGTGACGAAATACATGCGAAAGTTGATCTAAAAACTGAGCATGAGGGCTAACGTTAAATTAAGGGGCTGCGGCGATGAAAACTGAAAACAATGAAACGAAATGTATATCCGCAGTCCCTCTTGAATGCCGGGTTAGCCCGGTTTTGATTGGATGCGAAGAAAGCCAGACGATATGCAAAGCCTTCCGTGATGCTGGCTATGAAGCCTATTCGTGCGACTTGCAGCCAACACGCGGTAACCCGGAATGGCACTACCAGGCGGACATTATGGAAGTGATTCCGACGCAGGAATGGGGCTTGATTATCCTTCACCCGGACTGCACCGCGATGGCCGTGAGCGGGAACCGCTGGTACGGGCGCGGGATGCCACTGCACCATAAGCGTGAGCAGGCGATTGCGTGGACTGTGAAATTATGGGAGTTGGCGAAGCTGCACAGCAAACGCGCTGCTCTCGAAAACCCGGTAAGCGTGATTTTCCAATATCTCAATGCGCCAGTTTTTTATTTGCAGCCTTACGATCACGGGCATGGCGAGACAAAGAAAACCGGGTTCGCCCTACACAATTTGGAACCGCTGAAACCGACAAAAAAAGTAGCAGGCCGGGAACAGCGGATTTGGAAGATGCCACCATCTGCAACACGGAAGCGCGACCGCAGCCAGACGTTTCCTGGCGTGGCGCAAGCCGTGGTGCAAGGATGGGGCTAACGTAGATTAGGCACCTCGAAAACCCGCGCACCTTAAGCAAATATACCTATGGCAAAGAAATTGCTAGGAATAAATTAAACATGCGAAAAATTATACATAAGACATGCAAAGGCCAATATGCTTGGTATGTTGGCATTAACCCATCCCCAGACAGATTAAACGCCGAAGACGTTAGGATGATGAACGGCGTAATGCCGGAGCCGCATAGTCTTATGTCAGCTTGCCCTATATGCGGGATTGGTGTTACTCATTATCAATTGTTGATAGAGTCTGAAATTAATAATGAACGGACAAATAAGGACAAATTGTAAATATTCATTAAATCATTCACTTAAAAACAGGACGGACAATAAATATTGAATAATTAGTCCTGCATTGTCCTTTTTCGCTATAATTTGTCCATGGCACAGAATAAAAAGATCGCAGGCCGCAAAAGCAAGCTCACTGATGCGCAGAGAGATGACATCCGCAAGCGGCTTTTGGCCGGCGAGCAATGCGCAAGCCTTGGTCGAGAGTATGGGGTAGACAGCAAAGTCATACGCAGATTAAAAAGCATGCCCTCAAAAGACGGGAATACCGTTAGGGTGCCGGTGCAGGATGTTAAGGATGCCGCGCATAAGTCAATGCATAATGACCTTTCGGACCCTGTAATCAGGCCGTTGCTGGACGTAATGGGGCAAAAAGACAGGGATTTGTTTTACGCGCACAAGGCCGATTTGATGGAAGTTGCCATGCAGTTAAACATGGCCGCTAGATACAGCGCCCAGAATGCACATAAGTTGTCCAGGATGGCCCAAACTCAATTAAGCAAGATCAACGAGGAAAGCCCTAATGAAGAGGGGGGGCAAGGCTTTCTAAATTCAGCCCTGATATTTCAGGATGCGGCCAATGAATCTTCAAAAATCCCTTTGAAATTGTTTGAAATCGCTACAAAGCAGCCGCCGCCGCCGCCAGAGGATAAGCCAGTGCGCATAATCGGAGGGTTGCCGGATGATTGATATATAATAGATTGCCAATCCAGGGAGATGGGGCAAGTTGATGAGGCCGATACCTCTAATTGCTCTGGCATACTCACTCAACGCATATCGGAGCAAATCATGATTACGCAAACAAAATTAAAAGAGATATTGCATTATTCGCATGAAACTGGAATTTTTACATGGTTGGTAAAGCCTAATAAACGTACATGTATCGGTGATATTGCTGGCAATCATCAGCCTATTGTAGGTGGAAAATACCGAATAAGAATAAGATTTCAAGGTGTAACATATAGAGCGCATCGTTTGGCATGGTTATACATGACAGGAATATGGCCGAATAACGAAATAGACCATATTGATGGGGACTCTATTAATAATTCATTCTCAAATCTACGAGATGTTGATAAACATAACAATATTCAAAATCAAACAAAAGCCAATAAGAGAAATATTCTAGGTATTCTTGGGGTTAGCAAGGTAAAAACAGGATATGCTGCGCAAATAAAAATACCAAATGGCAAAAGCAAAAACTTGGGAATATTTGAAACTTCCGAATTGGCGCATTCTGCATATTTAGAAGCAAAACGAAAATATCACATAGGTTGTACTATATGACAGATATCATAATTCCAACATTACATACAGGTCAGGCCGCAGCGTTTAGAGCAAAGACAAGATTCTTTGCCCTTCGCTGCGGCAGGCGGGTGGGGTAAAACTCAGTTATTAACATCAATAGCGTGTGATGCCGCAGCAAAAGGCCGATATGTCGGATTATTTGCCCCAGATTACAAGATACTTTCTGAAACATACAATGAAATACGGGAAATTTTATATCCAATAGTTAGAAGTTCATCAAAAGTTGAGGGAGTAATTCGCACCGTTACAGGTGGAAGAATAGATGCGTGGACTCTAAACAATCCCCGCGCAGGCCGGTCTAGGAAATACCATACTGTTTTGCTGGATGAGGTCGCATTCGCTGGCCCAGATATGCGCGGCATTTGGGAAAAGTCCATAAAGCCGTCTTTACTCGATTATGGGGGGAATGCAATAGCCGCAAGTACCCCAAACGGGGATGATCCAGAAAACTTCTTTTGGCAGCTTTGCAATGATACTACATTGGGATTTGCTGAATACCATGCACCTACGCATACAAACCCGCACTTGCCAGAGTCGGAACTGGCGAAGCTGATAAACGAGAATGCGCCGCTTGTGTACTCGCAAGAGTACCTTGCCAATTTTGTAGACTGGAAGGGGGCGGCATTCTTTGCGCTGGATTCCTTGCTTGAAAACGGCTTGCCCGTAATCCCGACAATGAACTGTGATTCTGTCTTCGCCGTAGTTGATACAGCGGTAAAGGATGGAAAAGAGCATGATGGAACAGCAGTAACCTATTTTGCTGTGTCAAAGTTCCACGGCCATCGGCTTGTTGTGCTGGATTGGGATATAGTCCAGATCAAAGGGGATTTGCTCGAGAACTGGATGCCAAACATATACCGCCGTTGTGAAGAGTTGGCCGCACAGTACAAAGCCCGCCACGGATCATTAGGGGCTTTTATCGAAGACAAGCAGACCGGCACCATCCTGATACAGCAGGCAGAGCGCAGAGGGTTGACAGGACGGGCCATTGATAGCAAATTGACTGCGGCAGGTAAGGATGCAAGGGCTATTTCAGTGTCAGGTTATGTCTATCAGGGTATGGTTAAAATCTGCCATCATGCGTTTGACAAGGTGGTAAACTTCAAAGGCGTGACCAGAAATCACTTTATTTCGCAGGTATGCGGGTTTAGAATTGGGATAAAAGATCAGGCCGATGATGCTTTGGATACCTTTACTTATGGTATAAGCATCGCTTTAGGTGATTCTTCAGGATATTAATTCGCGCTGCGAAGCGCCAAGAGGTGAGAAACATGGCAGATATTTCAATCAACGGATCATCGGTAGGTAATGCACTTCAAACGCTGCTTATGGCGGACGACGTACAGCCAGGCGATGAGCCGAGCTATCAGCTTTGCAAGACAATCTACATTTTTCACCCGATGGGCGCGAAGATGGTAGAAGCCCCAATTACCATAGCCATGAGTCAAAAGCGGGAAGTATCAATCCCGAATAGCCCTGAAACGTTGATAAAAGATGCGTATTGGAAAGAATGGGACAGGCTGAAATGTGACTTGCATATATACAATGCAATGAGGATAAAGCGCATTTATGGCATATCCGCCGTGGTGATTGGAGCCGAAGGGGTGCCAACGAATCACCCGATACCTAATGACCAACTGGCAGACTTGAAGATATATTTCAATGTGCTTGACCCGCTTAATACGGCGGGCAGTTTGGTAATGAATCAAGACCCAAATGCGCCGGACTTCCAAAAATCTTCATCGGTAAGCACAGGCGGGAAAGCGTATCACCCTTCCCGTTGCTGCATTGTATTGAACGAGGATCCTGTTTATCTGGGATACTCTACTTCCGCATTCGGATTTGTTGGCCGGTCAGTTTTCCAGCGGGCATTATTCCCGCTGAAATCTTTTATTCAGAGCATGATTACCAATGATCTTGTAATCACCAAGGCAGGGGTAATAATCGCTAAGACAAAACAACCGGGCAGCATCATAGATAATATTTCATCGGCATTCATGCGTCAGAAGCGCGATATTGTCAAAGAAGCCTCGCAAGGTAATGTAATCAGCATTGCGATTGAAGAAGCCATTGAAACCCTCAATTTAAACAATACGGATAGCGCACTGGGAGCCGCACGGAACAATATCATTGAGGACATTGCATCAAGTGCCAACATGCCGCCAAAGTTGCTTTTGGCGAATGGATACGCCTCTGTGCTGGCGAATGGCACAGAGGATTTTAAATCCACAATGCAATACATCGATTCAATCCGTAAGGAAATGCAATCTTTGTATGACTTCTTTGACCGTATCGTGCAGCGCCGGGCATGGAGTCCGGCGTTTTACCAAACGATACAGGCGCAATTCCCCGAATATAAAACTATCGGATATACCCAAGCCTTTTACAAATGGGTGAATGACTTTTCATCGATATGGCCAAGCCTCCAAGAAGAGCCAGAGTCTGACAAAGCCGATGTGGAAAAGGTGAAACTTGATGCAATCAAAGATGTTGTGGAAAAACTTGCTCCTCTTCTTGACCCTGAAAACAAGGCTACTTTGATCGAGTGGGCGGCAGATAACATAAACGAGAACAAGCATATGTTTGCTAATCCGCTGAATTTCGACATGGATGCACTCAGGGCGTATGTGCCGCCGGAACCGGTGCAAGGTGGCGAACAGGGAAATGATAAGCCAACATTCGGACAATAAAATGTCAACATCAAACACATTCAGTGACGTACTACGCAGAGCCATAGCCGACTTTGAAGAGCATGGCTTTGATAGCGAAGATCGTTTAGAGAAATGGCAAACTCAGCTATTGTTGTCTGATTTTCGGCATTCTGCGATCACATCCGAGAATCTGAAACGCACATTGACCTCAATTTACACCGCACAAGTGACAAATGGCGGGCTGTTGAAAGTGCATAAAATGCCGGTATGGAAATTTAACATGATCGGTACAAAGCTGCAAAACGAACTGCAACGGCGCATCATGGCAAGCGCACAACTCATAAAAATGAACCGTGAAGATATGGTCCAGAAAACATTAAAGAGATTTTCAGGATGGGCAACATCTGTGCCGATTGGTGGAAGCAATGCAATAGAAAAGCGGGAAACAACTGAAGCCATAAAAAAATCATTGAAGGCTTTGCCGTATGAAGAGCGGCGAGTGATGATAGACCAAGCCGCTAAATTCAAAGCCAGCTTATCGAATATCGTCGCAACCGAAAGCGGTGCAATTGCCGGTATGTGGAAATCTCGTTTCCGCGCACCAGGTTACGACTATCGGCCTGACCATAAGGAACGGGATGGGCATATATTCGTGTTGCGTGGCAATTGGGCGCTTGAAAAAGGCTTGATGAAATTGGACGGGCGACAGTATACGGATGAAATCACAATGCCAGCGGAAGAAGTATTCTGCCAGTGCCGATACAAATATATGTATAATCTGCGCGAATTACCAGATTCTATGCTTACCGAAAAAGGCCGGTCTTTTGTTAAGAGGTGAAAATTATGCCGTGGACAGAAAAACAAAATAAACTTTTTAGAGCCGCTGCGCATAATCCTGCAATAGCCAAAAAGAACGACATACCGCAATCAATCGCATCAAAGCTGGCGCATGAAGGCGTGAAAAAGGATTCTGCAAAAGATGTTGCTTTGTCTGTCAGACGCAATATAATGCTGCAAAATTAACGTTTTCGCTCATGTCGGGAGACAGAAGCAACCATGAAA